ATCTAGCGGGGGTGTGCGTGTGTAGTTTCCCGCACACACGCTTGCCCCCCCTGGCCCCCTCTTGCCAACCGATGCTCACTCAGAGTAAAATTTAAAAAAACGGGAGTTACCACAATGGCTGGGAAGGCTTTACGCAAACGCATTTTGGCTGAGGTCGCCAAGAACGGCGGCGCTGAGTATATATTTGATCGGCTATCATCTGGCACCACGGTGACGGCGATGGCTAAGGAGTTTGAGTGCAGTCGGGAGTATTTGCGCAACAGTTTACATACTGTGCCGGAGTATAAGTCGGCGATGGATAGCGCGAAGTTGACGGCTGCTGATGCGTTGGTTGAGCAGGGCTTGGAGATGGTTGACGCGCTAGATGGCGGCAGCTCCACGCAAGAGATTGCTGCGACGCGAGAGAAAGTGCAGTGGCGCAAGTTTATGGCTGGCTCGTATAATCAGGAGCGCTACGGTAACCGGCCTCAGACCAATGTTACGATTAGCGTGAGTGATATGCACTTGGACGCGCTGAGGAAGGTCAATGCTGATTTGGCGCAGATTGATGCTGAGGATCGCCAGCGCGAGGCGTCGGCCATTGAGGCTGACTATGAGGATGTGACTGATGAGTGAAGCCAACCCGCTAGAAGAGTTTGTGCTGCGTTATCGCGATGACCCTGCGTTGTTTGTGCAGGAGGTGTTGGGTGCGACGCCGCATGATTATCAGGCTGAGTTTCTGCGTGCTGTTGCTGACGGTGAGCGCAAGGTTAGCATCCGCAGTGGCCACGGCACGGGTAAGTCAACGTCGGCCAGTTGGATTATGCTTTGGTTTGTTTTGTTGCGCTTTCCGAATAAGGTTGTTGTGACTGCGCCGACCAGTGGTCAGTTGTTTGACGCGTTGTTTGCGGAGTTGAAGCGCTGGATTAATGAGCTGCCGCCGCAGTTGAAGGTGTTACTGACGGTTAAGTCTGATCGAGTTGAGCTGAACGCAGCGCCGAGTGAGGCGTTTATTTCTGCTCGGACTAGCCGGGCTGAGACGCCGGAAGCGTTGGCTGGGGTTCACTCAGAGAATGTGCTGTTGGTTGTGGATGAGGCTTCTGGTGTGCCTGAGAAGGTGTTTGAGGCGGCTGCTGGTTCGATGTCGGGCCACGCGGCGACAACGATCTTGCTGAGCAACCCGACGCGCTCCAGCGGTACGTTTTACGAAAGTCAGACGCGGATGGCTGACAGCTGGTGGACACGGCGCTGGTCGTGCATCGACAGCCCGCTGGTCAGTGATGAGTTTGTTGACGAGATGCGTGCGAGATATGGGGAAGAGTCAAACGCGTTTAGGATTCGCGTGCTTGGTGAGTTTCCTATGGCGGATGATGACACGATCATTCCGTTTCACTTGGCGGAGAGTGCGATCCATCGCGACATTGAGGTGACGCCGGATGAGCGGCCTATCTGGGGTTTGGACGTTGCGCGCTTTGGCACGGATAAAACTGCGCTGTGCAAGCGATATGGCAATGTTGTGACTGAGATTACCAGCTGGCAGGGGTTGGACTTGATGCAGACTGTTGGCCGGGTGATGGCTGAGTTTGAGGGTTTGCCGCCCAGCGCTCGCCCGAAAGAGATATTGGTTGACAGTATTGGCGTTGGCGGCGGCGTTGTTGATAGATTGCGCGAGCTTGGCGCTCCTGTGCGTGGGATTAATGTTGGCGAGGCTCCGGCTATGGGCAAGACGCATATGAACCTGCGCAGTGAGCTTTGGTTTAAGACGAAGGGTTGGCTTGAGGACAGGTCGTGTAAGTTGCCGAACAACGATCAACTGTTGGCGGAGTTGACGGCGATTAGGTACAGCTTCACGTCATCGGGCAAGATGAAGGCTGAGAGTAAGGATGAGATGCGCAAGCGTGGGTTGAAGTCACCTGACCTTGCTGACGCTTTGTGTCTGACGATGGCCAGCGATGCTGCGACTGCATTGTCTGGGTCTATGTCAACGTGGAGGCAGTCACTCAAGCGTAATTTAAAAGGTATTGCATGAAGCAAGTTCCGTTCCACAAGCTGTCACCTAGGATGAAGAATATCCGTATGAATCAATGGATTAAGACTTACATCGGCAAAGGTTTGAGCTTAGAGGAGGCACAGTTTGCGGCCCGCTGGCGCGCTGGCTATTGGAAGCTATCTTCCCGCATGGAAAAGATTATGGATGATTTGGGTGAACTGTGATATTGCGAGGAATACACCCTGCGTGGCCTTTGTCAAACAAATGTGCTAATGTGCAGAAAAATGAGGATTGATGACATGACACCATGTAAAGGTTGCCCCACCCCCACCGCTTGCAAACGCGCTGGCACTTGCCTGAAGAAAAAATACGGTAAGTAAGTTTTGGTTGGCTTGCTATCACCCAGCGACTACGCTGGCTATGCTGAGGAAGGTCGTCGGCTTGCAGTTGACGTGCCTAATGTCACGCCGATGGACGCGGCTCGCTTTATAGCTGAGGCCACACCGATCATTGGCGACGCGATGGCGGCCAAAGAGATTTACGATGAGGCCACGTCTGAGAATCCGAATTGGGCTTTAGTTGGCGCGCTTGGCGGTGCTGCCGTGTTGGGCTTGTTTCCCGGCATTGGTGACGCAGCTGCGAAGGCTGTTAAGTCTGGTGCGCGTGGTTTGCTTGATACGGCTAAGCGCGTTGAGGTTGATCCGAATGCGATGGGTTCGCTGCTTGGTAATGTGCGGTTGAAGCCGAAGGGTTTGACGAAAGAGGAAGCCCCTCTTATAGCTCATCACAACATTGACACAAAGGGCGTGATGGCGGCGGCAGAGATTGGCGGCATACCCATGCCGTCCTTAGCTATCTCAAACGCAAACTTTCCTCTTGAGGAGTATGGAGACATTAGTCTCCTACTTGCCCCAAACAAGATTGCCCCTAGTCGCGACTTACCTGTTTGGCCAAACGATGCTTACACTGGCAGGCAGAATAAGGGTTTTGTTGAATTTGCGGATGAGGACAAAGCAAGGGCTGCGCTGAGGAGTGATCCTGACTTTGGCCACATGGGTAGCAGCTGGATAGACAGCACAATGGGTTTTGAAGATCAAGACTACATGATGCGCGTTGCTCAATTTGGCAAAGCTAATAAGATTGCTGATCCCAAAGACTTTGACCAATTTCGTGACTATGTGAATGAGGTCCAACGAAAGTCTGGTGAGGCCTTGTATGACAGTGAGACTGCACTTGCTCCCTACGGCGGCATGTCTGATTATGGTGAAGTGCAGCGGATGATATACCCAGAGGAGCCATATACCCCATCTGGAGTTAAGCGTAAGCCCAAGCCTTATACTATTGAGGAAGCCTATAAGCGAATGAATAAGGCCAAGGCGTTTGAGGCTGGCTCTGAAGGTACATTCAGCGGTGGTTTGATGCGTGCCGTTTCTTCTAATAAATTTAAAGATTTAGAGGACATAAAGGCAAGTCGTGGATTGATACGCCCAGTGGATAACGATATGGCCGATGTGCATGGGTCGCTTGATAGCGACGTGTATAACGAAGTTGAAGATTTAGCTCAAAAACACTTCAATGGAAGTTTTAGATTTGCTCAAGATTACATAACTGACGTGGCAATGAATAGAGATGTGTCTTGGGCTAACGCTCCCTCTGGCGCTAAAAGTGACGCTTTAAAATCTTTGGATTTATTCAAAAAGGAAGTTAAAGGGATGCCTACGGCTTACTTTGAGGCTAAGCCACGGTCAGTTGCACAGCTTCGTGATTTTGATGCTGCCTTGGTCCCTCAAGGAAATACAGCTGCTATTGAGAAGTTAAGGCGTCAAGGAGTGCCAGAGGTTATTGAATATAATGACGAAATACCCGGAATGACCCGCGCTGAAAAAATTAGACAAATGCAAAAATTGCTCTTTAGCGGTGCTATGGCCCCCGGCGGCTTACTAGCCTTACAAGAAATGCAAAAACGTGCTAATGAAGAGCAACAACGGCAAGGACTGTTACAGTAATGGCAATTACAACTTACGCAGAGCTAAAATCTAGCATAGCCAGCTGGCTTAACCGCGAAGGCGACACTTCTTTGGTGGCAGTTATACCTGATTTTATTGCGCTGGCAGAAGCCCAGATAGCTCGTGATGTCCGGCATTGGCGGCAGGAAAAACGCGTTACTACATCTGTTAATGAGCAGTATGAAAATTTGCCGCTTGATTGGCTGGAAATGATCCAAATACAGTTAACGTCTGGTGGCAGATTGCAGGTTATATCTGCTGATGAATTGCAAAATCGCAAAGAGTCTAGCTTAGCAGCTCGCAAGCCGAGGTATTATCGTTTGACATCGGATCAAATTGAATTTTACCCAGCGCCTGACAGCTCTTATGAAGTTGCCATGCAGTATTACGCGCGAGTTCCGGCATTAACTGACACCGATACTTACAACTGGGTATTAACTGAGTATCCTGATATTTATTTGTACGGCGCTCTTATTCACGCTGCTCCGTATTTGATTGATGACACTCGCCTAAATGTTTGGGCGTCATTGTATCAATCTGCGGTTGATGCGCTAAATCAGGACAACGAGAAATCACGGGTCTCAGGCCCGCTTCGTATGGGGACGCCGCGCTGATGGTAACTACAACATGGTCTCAAACCGCAGGAATGACCAGCGAAACTGGTACTGACAATATTGAGGACTACGCGGAGCAGGCGGAAGCGTCTAAGGACGCAGCCGCTGCATCCGAAACTGCTGCTGCTAGTTCGGCTTCTGCTGCATCTACCAGCGCATCTAGCGCGTCCACTGACGCTGCCTCTGCGTTAAGCAGTAAAAACGCTGCGGCAACTTCCGAAACAAATGCTGCGACATCTGAAGCAAACGCTGCATCTAGCTCTGCCACAGCATCAACGGCTGCGACTAATGCAAGCACAAGCGCATCAAATTCAGCGTCAAGCGCGACCGCGTCTGCTAACAGCGCCTCAGCCGCTGCAACGTCCGAAACTAACGCCGCGACGAGCGAAACCAACGCCGCTGCAAGCGAGACTGCTGCTGCTGGGTCAGCTACGTCTGCATCTACGTCCGAGACTAACGCAGCAACGTCAGCAACGAATGCGGCAGCAAGTGAGACTGCGGCTGCTACGTCTGAGACCAATGCCGCCACCTCAGAGACCAACGCAGCTACATCTGAGACCAACGCCGCTACATCCGAAACAAATGCTGCCACCAGCGAAACCAATGCCGCCTCTAGCGCCACCGCTGCGGCTTCAAGCGCATCTGCTGCATCCACAAGCGCCACATCTGCGTCTAATGCACAGACAGCGGCTGAAGCGGCCCGTGATGCTACCCTGGCCGCATATGATAACTTCGATGACCGCTATCTAGGCACAAAGGCTTCTGACCCTACAGTAGACAATGACGGCAATCCGCTTGTCGCTGGCTCGATTTACTTCAATAGCGTTTCCGGTGCCATGCGAGTTTACACGGGGTCAGCTTGGGTTGCAGCCTATGTGAACGGCGCAGATTACCTTGCACTGTCTGGCGGCACTATGACGGGCGATATAGCTTACGGCGACAACGTAAAGGCGACTTTTGGGACATCTGCGGATTTGCAGGTGTATCATGATGGCGTACACAGCCGTATCTCTGACGCCGGTCAAGGCGAATTACGTCTTATGTCTAATGGTGACGGCATTAAACTTCAAAACATCAACGGCGAAAACATGGTTTACGCTTTAAATAATGGCGCAGTCAGTCTTTATTATGATGGGTCAGCTAAACTCTCCACCTCCTCCACAGGCATTAACGTAACGGGTAAGATAGAGGTTACGGGAGGTGGAAGCAGCCTTTTTGATAATACTATTAGAGTAAGAGATGACACTAATGACACAAAAATATCTTTTGAACGCTCAGATACTGGTGCAGGTGGATGGATAGGTATCCCAAGTTGGGATGCTGACGCATTATACATTTATGGCCCAACAGCAAGCAACAACGAAATAGCCGCTAAGTACACAAACCAATCATGGAGCCTGTACGGAGGGGGAAGCGTAAGACTTGCCACCAGCAGCAACGGAATTAACGTAACGGGTACTGTGGTTGCTGATGGGCTGACTGTGGAGGGCAACGCTTACTTTGACACGAACAGCGCAGCAGATGCTTTGTTTATCACACGTTATGGTAATCTTGAAGATCAAGCAGCAAAGTTTACTGTAAATGATAGCACCTTAACAGTAGATAGCATTCAGGATGAGCAATATGGCTCCTTTATGTTCAAGTCTACTCATTCTGGAACTGGGTCAGCTAATAGACTAAATATAGATAACGATGGCGACATCAGCTTCTACAATAGCAGCAACAACGCAAAGTTCTTCTGGGATGCGAGTGCGGAACGGTTGGGCATTGGGACTACAAGTCCTGCAACTAAATTAGATGTTGCTGGTGATGCCGCCATTACAAATAGCGGTCATTTTTTAGTAGGCAAAACATCAAGAGACAGTACAAATACTGTTGGTGCTGAACTCAAGGATACTGGCGAGGTAATGGCAACCGTTAATGATAGCGTAGCCTCTTATTTAAACAGAAAAACCTCTCACGGAGATATTGTTCAGTTCCGCAAAGACAACATAGCTGTAGGTGGCATTGGCTCCACCTCTGGTGGTCTTTATGTAGACTTTGGCAACTGGACTATCACCGAAAGCGGCGGCTCCCTTTATTTCGCTACAGGCGGCACGAACAAGATGAAGCTAGACGCATCCGGCAACTTGGATGTTGTCGGCTCAGTCAATTCCAACGCAACCATTAGCTAATAGGAAAGGTATCCGAAGATGGCTATTAAAATTGCAGGCACAGAGGTTATCAGCGACGACAAGCGCATCCTGAATAACGAAAGCCTCCCCGACATTCGCCCGTCCCTATTGTTGGACTTTGCGAACAGCAAGACCCTTGACCCACGCATCACGTTTACCCGTGGCAGCACTGCGACTTACTGGGATGGTAAGACCACTGCGAAAGCTGAAGAGAATTTGCTGTCTTATAGTGAGCAGTTTGATAATGGCTATTGGACTAAAGCAGGTTTAACGATTACGACAGACAATACCACTGCCCCTGATGGAACAGCTACTGCTGAATTGCTTACTACTACTGCATCAGCAATACCACATTTGTTTTTTAGGAATGGTGTAATTACTTTAGCATCAACAGCGTACACACTAAGCGTATATGCAAAAGCGGGTACTTTTGACTATGTTGTTTTGTCAGCCAGACATAATTCTGGAGATGTGCTACAAGCAACATTTAACGTGTCTACTGGGGCAGTAAGTTCCACAGCAAACGGCACTCCTGATGGCACTATTGATGGTACAGATATTATTGACGTAGGTAGCGGTTGGTATCGCTGTATTCTTAAAGTCACTATGCCCTCTACTAATAACGCTGACCAGAGGTATGGAGTTTCACCTTCAGACGGTACGTCTACTATTGCAGGTTATTATGATGGATCAACCTCTGGAAGCATCTACGCTTGGGGCGCACAAGTTGAACAACGCAGTTCAGCCACAGCCTACACCCCGACAACCTCTAGCCCCATCGTGAAGTACCAGCCCGTGCTGCAAACAGCGGCATCAGGTGAGGCACGGTTTGACCACGATCCTGTGACAGGTGAAAGCAAGGGCTTGCTGATTGAGGAAGCTAGGACGAATTTGTTCGAAGAAAGCGAAGATTTTACAGATACTACTTATTGGCAACAGACAGATTCCGACTTTTATGCAGATTATGGGGTGGCTCCAGACGGAACTCAAACAGCCGTTTTGTTTACGGCAGACGACACTACTACTAGCTCAAGAAAAGGAACAAACTGGAAAACATCATACGCTTATTCAAACTCAACATCATATACAGCAAGCGTATTTATGAAATCTGTCGGCACTACAAATGTATATGGATACATTAGATTTACGACAGGTTCTATCTTTAGCCTTCAGCACGGCATTGTTGTTGATCTAAGTGATGGAAGCATCGTAAATGAACAAAACACTGATGCTTCTTCGGTTGAGGATGTTGGAAACGGATGGTACAGGGTTAGCATTACAAGGCAGCCCGATAACTCAGCAAGCGGCGTTCCTTTTCAATTTGGAATTACCGAAGCAAGCAGTATTACTGCTGTTGCTTACACTGCTTCTGAAATCCATAGTGGTGTTTTATTCTGGGGCGCACAACTAGAAGTTGGCTCATTCCCAACCTCATACATCCCCACCTCTGGGTCTACTGTGACTAGGGCGCAGGATTTAGCTGTAGTAAATAACTTTGATACAGTTGCAGGTTCATCAGTGCTTGGGCTGTCTGGCTATGTACAAGTTGAGCATATAGAAGATGCGGGAAACATACCTGTCGGATTTATAGATGCCTCAAATACTTTTAACTATTCTACCTACATAGTTAGTAGTTACTCTTCTGGGCAGTCACTACAGTTCCTTTCGAAAAATGGAGGTATAGGCGAAGCCGTATTAACCCGTACACTAACTGGAACAAATAAAACAGTAAGCTATGGGTTTGCTGCTTCTCGGGAAGACGTTGCGTTCACTGCAAATGGCCTAACTCCTTCAACAAGTACCACGGCAACCCCACCACAGTGGGTTAAAATGTCACTCGGGGTATCTCCTTGGGGAAATGACAATAATATAAATGGCTACATCAAGAAGCTAGCCATCTACCCCAAGCGTCTACCCAACGCCACCCTGCAAGCAATGACGGAGGAATAAGCTATGACAACGTATTACCTCAAAGCCACCTCCGAAGCCGCCCTCTGGGAAGCCCTAGAAGCTGCATCACTGGCGCATAAGCAGTATGACCGTGAAGACCCACTCAACGTGGCACCAGATGACCACGACCCAATGGGTCCAGCGTTTGTTATGACGGGTGCATACGAGTGGATCGCAGACACGCCCATGCTCGACATCATCGGCACCATGTATTCAGCCACAGGCACTATGCTGACTGACGGTGAAGGCATGGAGTACCCTGAGATGCAGCCGATTGATGGCTACCACGCTAACCTGCGTGAAGAGCTGACAGATGAACAGGTGGCCGCACTACCGACTGTAGATGCACCAGCAACACCGTATCGCAAATGGGCGGGAGATGAATAATGGCTAAACTCACAGGAACAAACCCCGATCAGGTGCCTACAAATGCTGATCTTGGTACGATGGCGTATCAGGATAAGGATAACTTACAGGTTGGTAGTGTGTACGCTAATGGCATTCTAAGGTTAGACCAAGGTGCAGGTCACATTATCGTAAAGCATGACGGATCAAACGGCAGCATCAATAATAACACTGGACAACTTTTGGTGTATGCAGAAGGCGCTGGAAGCATCATCAACCATACTAATGGTGTTGAGCGTATGCGCATTGATAGCAGTGGCAACGTGGGGATTGGTACTAACATTCCAACCCAAAAGCTAGACGTAAATGGTGTAGTAAATGTTGGAGATGGGAACGACCGTCTTAACATTTCGTTTGATGGGAGCGCCAGAATTAACAACAAAGACAATAGCCCATTGGTCTTCAGTACTTCAGACACACGAAGAATGTCAATTGAGTCAAACGGCGAGGTTAAAATAGATACTGGCCGCCTAGAGCTAGACGGCAACGACATCGGCGGCACTCAGGTTACGATTGCGGATGACGCAGTGGCAAGCATTACGCCACCACGGAAGGGTGGGTTTATGTTTATTACTTTAAACGGATCGGCCGACTACCCCCAACACACACATTCTGGCTTTATTTACTATGATGTTGGCCTGAGTTTGCTGTCTCTGAAACAAGCTACAACAGGTGTCGGAACTGACTTAGGTGCCGTCAATACGAATTTAACTGGCACATCTGGGACTGATGGCGCTACAACAATTGGAGTGCAAACTGGCGTTATTAAGATTGAGAACAGAAGCGGCTCAAGCGGCACTTACCAGATCACCTTCCTATAGGAGAACCCCAGATGACATATGAAGCACAAAGCAACGGTGGTAACTTCTGGTTGGTCACGGAGATCGACGAAGAGGGTAACGCCGTTAAGACGCACAACGTATTCTGTTCAGAGACAGCAAACACAGCAGAGGACGCCATTGCATTGCTGACGGCTGAACCTGCGGGCGATGTTGAGTAGTGGATATATTTGCGCAATTTGCGCGTGGGTTCATAAAGCTATAAAACTATGCTAGTGTGCCATAAAGCAAGCGGAGTAAGAAAATGGTTGTAACCATCACCAAACCGACCATAGGCGGGTCAGAAGATAGCTGGGGGCTTATTGTCAACACAGCTCTTGACGATATAGTTGATGGGCTGAATGGCGTTACAACCGTTGCCCCCAATCTTACAGAAGGCTCATGGCAGATTGGCGGCGTGGCCGTGGGATCGACAGCGGCTGAGTTAAATATTTTGGAC